GCGCTCGGGCTCAAGGCCCCGGAGCAGGTCGATCCCGTCGTCGAGAAGGCCGCGGAATGACGCCGCTCGTTCCGCTCGCCACCTTTTTGGCAGTCCAGCTCGGCGCCGCGATTTGGTGGGCGGCGCGGGTGTCGACGCAACTCGAAGGCGTGCGCGAGGACGTGCAGGCCATCAGCACCGAGGTCAAGACCTTGACCAAGGCGGTGCAGAGCCACGAGACGGCGATCGCCGTCATCGAGACGATTCACAAGCAGCAAGCGAAGAATGGTGCCCATCGTGCATGACCGCGTCGAGCTCTGGGTCGTTTTCATCTGGCCAGCGCTCTCCGCGCTGCTGAACATCGTCCTTCGCGCGCGCACGCCGGAGCAGTGGGCGGTCGTGTGCGAGGAGCACCCGCGCCTTGCGGCGGTCATTCGTCTTCTTCGTGCGCTCGGCGTCGACCCGGCGAAGGCGATCCGGTCGGTGCAGGAGCTCGTCGCGGGAGGCGCGAAGTGAGTGGACCTCTTCGAGCTCTCGCCGTGGCTGGCGCTTGCGTCCTTCTCTCTGGGTGTGCGCATCGGTGCGTCGTGGCCGATCGTGCCGCGATCGCGCTCAACGTCGCCTGCGCTTCCGCTGGCTTGGAGACGAGCGATCCGGCGCTGCTCGTCCGATGCGAGATCGCGACGCGAGAAGTGCGACGCGCGCTTCGCGAAGGGACGTGCGCGGCACCGATTGAGGAGCACGACCGATGAGTGATCACAAGCCCATGGGGCTGATGCAGCTCCCGACGGTCGAGGACGTGACGGCGGCGGCGGTGCTCGCCGAGTCGATCATCAAACTTGCGCGCGCGGTCTACGACTGGATCACCTCTGAGCGCGAGGACGCGCCGGTCTCGGCGTGCGTCGCGGCCCTCGCCGTGATGCTCGAGCGCGAGCCCGACGCGCGGAAGCGCATCGTCGCTGCGTGCGAGTCGAACGCCGTCCTGCGCGTGCAGCTTCTCGACATCTGCGGGGCGCATGAAGCGACGTGGCCCGCGTTCGGCAAGCTGCGCAAAGAGCTCGAGCGCCCGTGACCGCGCGGGAGCTCCCTGCTAGGCGGACGGTCGTGTCTCCCGCGGAAGTCTACATGGCCCTTCGTCTTCAGCTCGAAGCGCAGCTCGGGCGCGAGCAGACGACGCGCGCGGGGACCGTCATCCTCCTCGGGCAGATGGCGCTCGAGACCGGGCGCTTCCAGTCGACGATGAACTACAACTTCGGCGGCGTGAAGTGCTCGCCGAAGTGGGCGGGGTGCTGGCAGCACTTCACGACGACGGAGCACTTCGCCGAGGCCGAAGCGGCGCGCTACATCGCCGAGGCCCCGACGGGAACGAAGGTCGAGCGCATCGGCGTCGACGACACGGGGAAGGTCATCCTCCGCTTTTCGGGTCGTCACCCGATGAACAAGTTCCGGGCTTACGAGACGCTCGACGACGCCGTCGCTTCGCACGTTCGCTTCCTGCTCGGCGCGCGGTATCGCAACGCGGTTCACCTCGCGATGGCAGGGCGCGCGGATGACTACGCGCTCGCCCTTCGCTCGGCGGGCTACTACACCGGCGACGCGGCGACCTACGCCCGCAACGTGCGGCAGCTTGCGCGCGAGTACGACGGGGCGATGCCGCCGGAGCCTGCGCCGCCTGAGAGGCCCGCGGAGGCCGTTGTCTCGGTCGCGGCGAGTGTGCCTGCGGCTCCGGTAGCAACGCCCGACGTTGCCCCCGCAGCGCCTCGGGAACCGGCCCCCGTAGCGCCACCTCCGGTTGCGCCCGTCGAGCTCCCCCGCATCGGGGAGCCCGCGCCGGTCGTCACCGTCCCCTGGTGGCTGCGCCTCTTGCGCTGGCTCCTCGGGCTCTGAGGCAGGCGGCGCACGAGACGCGACCGTCGGCATGGCAGACCCAGCCGCGCGGGAGGTCGACGACCGACCCCCGCCGCTCGGTCGTGCTCACCGCACCGCAGGCGTAGCAGCGCCAATCGTAGTCGCTCCCAATTGGGTGATTCTGTAGACCCATCGTCTCGTCTCGTTTTGGTTGTGGAATTTCTCGACGAGGCCCTCGGCGATGAGGGTGTCGAGGATGCGTTGAAAGTGGCGCTGCTGACGAATCATGCCGGAGCGACGCCAGATGTCGGTCGTTCGTCGCGGGGTGCCGTCGGCTAGCACGTCGAGGACGACGCGCCGCGACTCCATGCGCGGGCACGAGGAGCACCCGTACGCCTCGACCATCGCGCCCGCGGTGAGCGAATGGAGCGTGCGCTCGTGATGCGCACCGCAGACGGTACAAGCGGCGACGACGCGCCGGAAGAGGAGCTTCTGCGCCGGGTCGCCCGCGTCGACGAGCTCGAAGACGCCGATGCGGTCGCCAGCGACGTAGGGCCTCCCCGGTTTCCGCGGCTGCGTCTTGCGTGCGCAGTCGAGGCAGCGGTCGGCGATGCCGCGGCGCAGGCCGTCCTCGCGCGCGCTCCCGGTGCGCCCGCAGTCGCAGCGGACGATCCATCGCTTGCGCCCGGAGACGGCTTCGATCGGGGAGATAAGGGTGCGGAACCCGATGCGATCACCGGGTTTCATGGCAGGCTGGGGCTTGGTCGTGGTCATGGTCGGTTCGGAAGGCGTCGAGCTCTTCGAGGAGCCTCGAGGCGGGCAGGGGTAGGACGATGGTGCGCGCGCCTCCGCAGGCGGCGCAGTAGACGACGACGCGCTTCGCGTCGCCGGGGATGGCGTGCACGGTGACGGTCATCGCACCGCCATCGACGCCCACGCCGTGAAGAAGCGGCTCCCCGCTCGGCTCATGGCGGCGTCGAGCTCCGGTGCGCTCGAGATGATGCGGTCGCCGAGGTAGAGCAGACGAGCGGGCTCCGTCGGGATGTACTCGGGCAGGGCGCGGGCGATGACGACGAGCGGCGTCAGCCGGTGCAGCGGTTGCCACGGCCCGCCGCAGACCGACGTGAGCGCGCGGTCGGCTCGCCAGATGGCGGCCTCCTTCATCGCGGCGAAATTCGTGAGCGTCACCGTGACGCGCGGCGTTCCCCCTGGGAGGTCGGCCTCGACGACGCTCTGCACGCCCTCGCGGGCGTCGGAGGAGACGACGCGCACGAGCGTCGGGGCGACGGTCCAGCTCGTCGCCGAGTCATCGTGCTCGAATCGGATGGCGTCGCCGAGCACGGCGGGCGCGCGCTTCGAGCGCGCGTGCGAGATGTAGTCTCGCGCGGTCTCCCAGTTCCATTTCGCGTCGGATGGGATGGCCTTCGCCCATGCGTGATTGTACGCGCGACCGAGCCGAATGGCGATGCGGCCTACGGTGTCGGGGTCGATCACGGGCGGTGCCTCCGAAGGAACTCGATCTCGGAAACAACCGCGTCGCCCGCGATGCGGCGGGCCTCGGCGAGACGCTCGGCGAACCCCGGCGCGGCGTAGTGCCACTCGCCTTCGGGCACGTCGCCGAGGTGGCGGATGAGCTTCATCTGCGCCGCCGACTTGGCAGCGCGTGCGAGCCGCCCGAGCTTCGTGTCCTTGGCGATGTGCGAGCCGTAGAGCGGCCCGAGCGCGTCTTCGGCAAGCTGCGCGGCGATGGTCATGGCGAGGATGGACATTTCAGAAACTCCAATCGGAGGGTGAAACAAGGGGCTCGAAGGCGAGCCCCTCGCTTGGATGTGGTTCAGCGCTTCATGCTGGCGACAAAGCCGCACTCGTCGAAGATGGCGATAGCGTAGCCCTTCGCCATTCCGACGTGCACATCGGACGCGCCGATCGCCATGACGTGAGCGAAGCCGCTTTCGACAACAAGGCGAAACTCGATGCCGTATGCCGACGCGACGCGCGAGCGCGCAAGCCGGTCGAGGAGCGCGTTCGCTTGGTCGAGGAAGTTAGCCCCGAGTCCGGGGTGGAACGCCGCGACGCAGACCTGCGAGGGCTTCGCGTCGGAGTCTGACGTCTGGAGGCTGCGGCTGGTGGTGCTGGTGGTCATCTTCATTCTCCGTTTCACTTGGCGGTGTCGAACACCGTGCAGACAATATGAACCACGAAAGACTTAGAAGCAACCTCTTTTTACTAGCTCCTCCACTTTTTCTTTCGCCTGAAGAAACCCAGCGCAAACGAGCACCGTGTGCCCGATGCTTACGAGATAGACGTGCCAGTCTTTCTGCTGCGTGCTGACGCTCCCGCCGTCCGCGCGCTTCATCTCGATCCAGAGGTTCCACGCCGGGATGAGCAGGTCGGGCACGCCGGCGACAACGCCCTCGGCCTTCAGCCGTGCGCCGGTCGTCCGGCTGCGCTGCGAACCGTTCGGGATCGCGAGGATGCGGATCGCCGGGTACGTCTTGCGGAACCAGCTGACGAACTCGCGCTGTTCGACGTGCTCGGTGCGCGGCGTCAGAACGGCAGGAGCTCCGTCCACTGGTCGCACCCGTTTGGCTCCTCGACGAACTCGCGCGGTGGGCTTCCTTCGAACTTCTTGCATGTTGCACCCTCTTCCCAACCTTCGGAGGCCGTTGCGTAGTGGTCGCACGACGCGCAGCAGCGCGGCGGATTCGCGACGACTTCAAGCCACTTTTTCACGGCGGACATCGGCCCACTCCCGTTTCAGGATCTCGGGCAACCCGCCCGGCTTCTTGACCGTGTAGCGTACCACGGCAGGCGGCGGAACGTCGTTCATCGTTCGCGCGATCTCGTCGAGGTCGTCGACGAGCGACCAGCCGGGCGAGAGGCCCGCGGCGGTGGCGATGCGCGCAAGCGTGCGCCGCGCCTTGTCGCCGGGGTAGCCGTCGTGTGCGAGCGTCAGGTACTCGTCGACCGACTCCGTGAGCCCGCCGTAGTAGCGCACGCGCAGCGACTCCTTGCCCGACGAGCGCCCGACGTGGCGTCGCCATTCCCACTCGGTGACGCGGAGCTCGTGGACGAGCGAACCCGGCGGCGGCCCCATGATGTCTACGTCGCGGAGCTCGAGCTTCTTCGGCTCGGGTGCGGGGAACTCGAAGCCGCACGACGGGCACACGCGGCACGTCGGGTGCACGAGCTCGGCGCAGGCGTCGCAGACCTTCACGGGCGCTTCGCCGGTCCCTTCCTTGCGCCGCCCCGGCGGCTCAACGGCGGTGATGGGTCCGTGTCGCTCGACGACGCCCGCGAAGTCAAGGACGAGGCAATCGGCCTTGCCCTCGGCGATGCGAAGCCCGCGGCCCGCCATCTGGACGTAGAGGCCCGGCGACATGGTCGGGCGTAGCATCGCGATGAGGTCGACGCCGGGATGGTCGAACCCCGTCGTGAGCACGTTCGCGTTCGTGAGCGCACGCAGCTCGCCCTTGCGGAACCGGTCGATGATGCGCTCGCGCTCGCCCTTCGGCGTGGCCCCGGTGACGCAAGCGGCCTCGACGCCCTCGGCGCGCAGCACGTCGCAGACGGCCTCGGCGTGCTCGACGCCCGCGCAGAAGAAGAGCCACGAGCGACGGTCGCCAGCAAGCCCGATGACCTCGCGCACGACGCGCTCGTTCTGGTCTTTCGTGTTCACTGCGCGCTGGAGCTCGGCTTCGACGAACTCGCCGCCGCGCGTGTGCACGCCGGTCGTATCGAGACGCGCGCCCGTGACCTTCGAGCGAAGGCGCGAAAGGTAGCCGAGCGTCACGAGCTCTTCGATCGACACGGGCTCGATGAGGTCGTCGAAGAGCGCGTCGCCGTCGGTGATGAGCCCGTGCCCGAGCCGGTACGGCGTCGCGGTGAGGCCGACGACGCGGAGCGCGGGATTGATTGCGGCGAGCTCGCGCAGCAGGTCGCGATACCCGCCCTCGTCCTTGTGCGAGACGAGGTGCGCCTCGTCGATGATGACGAGGTCGACGTGCCCGAGTTCGGCAGCGCGCTTGCGAATCGACTGGATGCCCGCAAAGGTGATGGGCTCGCCGAGCTCCTTGCGGCCGACGGACGCCGAGTAGATGCCCATCGGGGCACCGGGCCAGTGCGCGCGCAGCTTCGCGGCGTTCTGCTCGATGAGCTCCTTCACATGCGTCAGCATGAGAACGCGCGTCTCGGGCCAGTTCGTGAGCGCGTCGTGGCAGAGCGCCGCGACGATGTGCGACTTGCCCGCGCCGGTCGGGAGGACGAGGCACGGGTTCCCGGTGTTACCCGCGCGAAACCAGTCGTAGAGCTGGTCAATGGCGCGTTGCTGGTAGGGGCGCAAGTTCATCCGACGACCTTCGCGTCGAACTTGCGACGGAGCTGCACGAGCGTCGGGTCGACGCACGCCTTCGGATTCGCGATGACTTCCGCCGTTGCGAAGCCTCGCGCTTCGACGCCGTCGATCGTGTGCACCGCGTCTCCGTTCTCGTCGTAGGCGATGGGCCACGGTGCGAGGTGCTCGTGCAGGGCGTGGCACTCGTGCGCCTCGCGCATCCAGTCGGTCGGCATCACGTTCCCGTCGTGCCGCGCACACGTCCACGTTCCATCGGCCTCGGCGGTCGAGTGCGCGCACGTTCGGCAGTTCACTTCGCGCGTCACCTTCGAGCCGTGGCAGAAGTCGTGCGCGCTGCACCACTTGCATTCGTACCAGCTCGGGTCGCTTGAGATAGGCGGCGGGATCTCGTCCTGCGTCGCGAGACGCTTCCCGCGCTCGACGAGCCGCTGCGCGCGTTCCTTGTCGAGCTCCACGCGCTCGGTGTAGAGGCGATCATCGTCCTTGCACACGGCGACGTAGAGCGCGCGGTCGATGCCCGTCCCGAGCATGTACGCTTGCATCTGCGCGAAGTGCTTCGGGTGCGCCTTCTCGACGCCATCCTTCTCGAGCGTCTCGAAGGACTTCTTCGCGTGCGTTTTGATCTCAAGGACGTGCGCCCGCTTCGGAGCCTCAGGCACGCCCGCGGTGATGATGCCGTCGATCGAGCCCGAGACGTGCGAGCCGAAGTCGACGCGCGTTTGCTCGGAGCCGGTCGAGCGCACCTTGCAGCCGATGGCGCGGAGGTCGTCGACGACTTGCGCCTCCTCGTTCTGGCCGCGGCGAAAGACGCGCAGGATGCGACCAGGGAAGGTCTCGCGCACCGCCCAGCGGAACGACAGCCAGAGCTTGCGATCGCACTTCTCACCGAGCGTCGATGCGCCCATGTGGGGGCGGAAGACTTCGGAATGGGAAGCACGCTTCGACTCGTGCGCCGCGTCGACGAGCGCGGCGATGGTGTGGTTTGGTTCGGGAATCTTCATCGCTCCTCCATCTTCATGATGCGCTTCTCACACGCGCGGCAGTCGGTTCGCGCGCTGGCCACGTCGTCGATCCACTCGTCGCCGTGCGGCACCTTGCCGCAGAGGCTCCAGTGCGCATCGGCTTCGAACCAGTGCGCGCGCGTGATGCGCGCTGGGTCTGCGCTCCCTGGTTTGTACTTCCAGGTCATGGCTTCATGGCCTCCAGCAAATCAAGTTGAGCGTTCGGCTCTTCGGCAAGTCCGCGCGTCGGGTGAGCGCATGGCTTCATCTTCTCCCCGATCTCCCATCGTGTTTTCACGTCGATTGGATGAAGACATTTTCCTGGCCTCGGATGATGTAGCCATCCATCTCCTCCACCAGCCGCGCCCTCGTTGCGCCATCCTGCCCCTCGCAAGCTCGCGCCGCCTTCCGCTGGAAGCGTGTACGTAATCATCCGTCGCCAACCGAGCGCCTTTGCTGCGCGCCATGCGGCACCGTAGAGCGCAGAGCAAGCGTTAGCGGTGCCATCCGTCGCGACACGCACAACTTCGCACGTCCATCCGTCATCGGCCTTGCGCGCAACTGGACGCCCGACGATCGCGACGCCGTGCAGCGTTCCTGCTTCATCGACCACGGCGAGAGCGAAGAGGCCGGAGGCCGGAGGCGTGTGGTGGCGGTGCCAGCGGCGCACGATGGCCTTCGCGTCTTGAATTGAGCAAGGCACGATCTCCAGGCGCGCAGCGTTGGCCGGCTTACTCATGGCTTCATCGCCTCCAGCGTCGTGATGCGCGCCTTCAGCTCATCGACGGTTGTGCGTAGCGTTTCGATTTCGGTCGCCGCAGCGTCCACCGTTTCGTTTGCCGTTGGATTTTGGCGCTGAATGCCAAGAAGCTCGATCAGCTCTCTTACGTACTCTGTAATGATGCCGTGCTGAGCAGCGCCCTTGTTCACACGAAGCAGCTCGGCGATCTCGCGCTCTGCGGCCTTGCGCGCGTCGTACTCGTCCACGAACCGCTGCTCGGCGACTGCGACCTCCGCTCGCGCCTCGTCGCGCTCGCGCTCCATGTCGCGCATGTCGATGCACGTCGCGTAGAGTTCGCGTCGCGTCGCGTCCTCGCGAGCGTTCACGCGCTCGACCTCGGCCTCCAGCAGTCTCACGCGCTCTAGCGCCTCGTCGCGCTCGTGGCGGTAGCCTTCAATCATCGAGGCTAGCGCGTCGTATTTCTGCTCCCAGTTCATCTTCGTCCTCCTGGCGCGCACATGGCGCACCCTTTCACGGCTCGCCCGTCGCGCACGCGACGGAGCCAGCACTCCCACACCGTCGACCGAAACCGACACCGCGTGCACTCGACGGCAACGCGGCGGCGGTCTGCGTAAGCGGCGGGATCGCCGGCGTGCGTCACTTGATGAACGCCGCCGACGACCTCGCCAACCTTGAACGCAAGCGCCCTTCGGTGCCCGCGCACGAACTTTACTTCTTCGCCCACGGCGGCGCGGCCTTTGCGGGTGCCGTCGTCTTCACCGAGGCAGCCGGTGCGGGCGGCGCAGCGCCGTCGAGCGACTTCGATCCGCTCACTTCGTTGCTCGCGTCGTACCCGTTCGCGGCCTCGCGCACCTTCACCTTGATCGACACAGCGCTCCCGAGGAGCTCGTCGGTGTCGCCGAGGCGCGGCTTACCGACCGCGCGCAGGAGCTCGGCGAGCTGCTGGCGACCGATCGTCTCGGCCGCCGAGTTTTGGTTCCTGACGTTGTAGTTCGACCAGACCTTACGGCCCGCGGGGTCGGCGACGGTGAACTCCACTCGGAGGTAGGAGCCGGTGCCGTTCTTCGTGGCGCGGACTTCCGCGCCGGTGATGGTGGCCGAGTACCAGCCGGCGGGCAGGAGCTCGAAGGAGCGTTCAGCGGCGGGAACTTCGGAGGCGTCGAATTGGAATTCCATGTCTACTTGTCTTTCTTCGTGATGGTGAACGAGGGGCGACCGGGGGTCGTCGTGATTGCGCCAAGGAGCGGCGCGGTGATGTTCGAGGCGGCGGCCTTCCAGGCTGCGGCGTTGATGTCGGCAGACCAGCGGAAGAGCGAGGAGAGGTGCTCGGAGAGGCCGTGTTCCGCGGCGAGCTCTTGGAGGCGCTCGGTGTCGACCTTGCGGTTCATTCGGCCAACGATTTTCAGTTGCCACCCCTGCTCCGTCGAAGCGTTCGTCGTGCCTTCCTTCGTCTCGGGGATGGCGAGGAGCTCGACGAGACGGTCTTCGATGGTGCGCCGACGAGCGACGGCGATGGCCTCGTCCTGCTTGGCGTCGGCCCACTGGCGGGCGAGGTCGTCGAGTTCTTGGCTCACGACGCACCTCCGGCGATCTTGCGGATGACGGCGCCGAGGTCGGGCGCTTCCCACGGGTCGAGTCGCCCCGAGCGGTCCTTCGCCGTCCAGAGTCCGTCGGGGGCGCACATGAGCGCGCGCTGCGGGATGCCGTCGGCGTCCTTCTCGACGCGAAGGGCGAGGACTTCGTCGACGAGGTAGGGGATCGCCTGCGCGAGCTTGTTCCCCGGCATCGACGGGGCGTACAGCATCCTGCCCTGCTCGTCCTGCGCCTTCTCGCATTTGGCCGACATGAAGACGTGCTTCCCGCTGAGGTCACGGAACGCGCGGAGGAGCTCCATCATCTGAACGCCCATCTCGCCGTAAGCGGCGCGGCCGTCCTTGTTCGCGCGCTTCTCGTGCGCGAGCACGACCTCGCCGATCTCGGAGATGGAGTCGACCGCCACCGACTCGAACTCGCGAGCCTCGGCGGACTCGGCGACCCAGCGGTAGGCGTCGTGGAGTTCCGCCATCGTCGAGACTTCGACGTAGGGGAGGTCCTCGCCGACGAGCGACAGGAGGCCCGCCTCCGCGCTGATGATGACGGGCGACGGTAGCGTCTTGATGAGCGTCGTCTTGCCCGCTCCGCTCTGGCCGTAGACGACCAGCTTCACGCCGTTCGCGTGAGCGTTCGACGTGCGTTTGAGTGAGATTGCCATGTTGCTGCTTTCTCCGACGGTCGGATGATTCCGGTTGTCGGGGTGCGCAGGCGGGGCATCGAGCCCCGCGTCTCCCTCATGGGCTGCGCTGGTAGGCGTTCAGCGGAACTCCCATCCCATGGCTTCGAGCTCCGCGCGCTTCGCGGTTTCACGCGCCAGGGCGGCGTGGAAATCGTCGATGACGCTTTGGTCAATCGCGTTCAGGCTCATACGGAGACGGCGGTTCCCCGCAATCTCGGTCGCGCGCTGGAGGTCGATGAACTCGAGGAAGAGCGCGCGGGCGACGGGGTTCTGGTTCGCGGTCATGTTCGTTTCCTTGTCGCCTCGGTCGGGTGATTCCGTTTGGGCGATGAAGAGACCTTACGTCATGCATCACGAACGCGCAACAAAAAAACGCATCGGTGCGCTTTTTCTTTTTTCTTGCGCTTCGTTTTCGCGCGTTGCTACGATGCACGCGCCATGCTCACACTCGAACAGATTCGCACCGCACTTGCCGACCGGCGGCTGAACGTCGTCGCGAAGGCAACAGGGATTCACGTCACGACGATCGCGCGCATCCGCGACGGAAGCACGCTCGACCCGAAGAGCTCCGTCGTCGCTGCGCTCTCCGCGTACCTCGAGGCCCGCAAGTGACGCGCCTCGAAGCCGCGCTCGCTTACGCCTCGTGGGGCTGGCCGGTGCTGCCCATCGTCCCGAATGGGAAGTTGCCGGCGACGGCGCACGGCGTGCACGACGCCTCCACCGACCCCGATCAAATCCGCAAGTGGTTCGAAGGACGCGACGATCTCAACATCGGCATCGCAGCGGGCTCGCGTTCCGGCCTCGTCGTCTTCGACATCGACCCGCGCAACGGTGGCGACGACAGTTACGCCGAGTGGACGGCGAAGCACGGCGCGCTCCCCGACGGCGCGCTTCAGCTCACCGCAGGCGGCGGGCAGCACTACCTCGCCGCGCACGACCCGTCCATTCGCTCGTGCAAGCTCGTCGACGGCGTCGACCTTCTCGCCGACGGTCGCTACTTCCTCGCGTTCCCGAGCACGATCGAGGGGCGCGCGTACCGGTGGGAGGTGTCGAGCGACCCGTTCGATGGGGTGGCACCGGCGAGCATTCCCGATGCTTGGCGCGAAGCGATGCGCCCCGTTGAACGAAAGTCGCCCGTTACGCCCGGGGCGGCGCTCATTCAGGGCAACCGAAATAACGGCCTGTTTTCGCTCGCGTCTGCGATGCGATACCACGGCATGACGGCACCCGAGATCCTCGGCGCGCTTGTCGTCGTCAACGAAGAGCGTTGCGAGATTCCGCTTCCCGCAAGCGAGGTGAAGCAAATCGTCGCAAGCGCAATGAAGTACGAACCCGAGCACGACACCGCGGCGAACGCTGCGATGGCGGATGACGCCGTCGCCGACTTGCTCGCGAAGGTCGAAGCGCAGCGGACCTCGGAGTACTTCCTCACCCGCGCGACGGCGTTCCTCTCCGAGCCCGCGCCGCTGCGGTGGCTCATCAAGGGCTGGGTGCCGGAGTCCGGCGTCACGATGGTCTTCGGCGAGTCGGGCGCGGGAAAGACGTTCATCACGCTCGACATGGCGTGCCGAATCGCGACCGGCCTCGACTGGCACGGGCAGCGCGCGAAGAAGGGCGTCGTCGTCTACCTTTGCGGCGAAGGGAACTTCGGCTTCCGCCAGCGCGTCGCGGCGTGGGCGAAGATGCACGGGCGCACCGACCTCGACCTGCTGCTCGTTTCGAACAAGGCGATCGACCTCGACGCCCCGAACGCTGCGGCGCAGATTCTCTCCGCGGTGCGCACCGTGACCGACGGCGATGTCGAGGCTGTTTTCGTCGACACGGTGAACAACCACATGAGCGGCGACGAGAACTCGGCGCGCGACGTTCGCAACATGTTCGGAGCCTGCAACGTGGTCGCCTCGGCCCTAAACGCAACGGTCGTCTTGAACCATCACACCGGGCACAACATCGACGCAAAGGGGCGAGCTCGAGGCTCGAGCGCGTGGAAGGCGTCGCTCGATGCGTCGATCCTCGTCTCGAAGGGCGACGACGGCACCATCGAGGTGAGCTGCACGAAGATGAAGGACGCGGAGCCTCCGTCGACGTTCGCTGGTCGTCTCGACTCGGTGGCCCTCGGATGGGTCGACGAGGACGGCGAAGAGGTACAGGGAGCCGTCTTCGTGAAGCTCGAGGGCGAAGCCACGCCTACTCCAAAGCGCCCGAGCAAGATCGACGAGGCTCGGCGGCAGTTTGAACGCGCGTGGGCGCACGCGGGGATGGAGTGGCGAGCGGACCGCCCGTACGTCAGCCGAGCGGCCCTCAAGGCATGGTGCATCGAGTGTCTTGGAGACGCCGCACGCACGGCGACGAACAAGGCAGACGCGAGCCGAGAGGGGAGCATCGCGCACCGGCTCATCACCGCTGGCGTCATCGAGCTCCACGAGCACGGGTGGGTCGCCGTCGACGAGCTCGTCGTTCAGGCGGCGCGATTGTGCTGCGTCAAATGAGGCTTCCCCTGGTTTCCCCTTTTGGGGGAATTTGGGGGAGGGGAGGGGAGGTGGCAAAGGCGTCGGCGTTTCCCCTCCCTTCCCCTCCTCCCCTTTAGGGGAGGGGGAAAAGGGGGAACACGATGCGCGAAATTTTGGGGTACTCTAACGTGATGCGTCAAGATGCAAGGCAGGGGGAGAGATATGAGAAAAGAAAAAAGAACGCGCGGTGCTTTTTTCTCTTGCATGTCTCTCGTTCGTGTTGCATAGTGTGCACATACCAACGGCGAACCCGCCGGAAACTGAGAGGAACGAATCATGAACGCGATCATCAAGAGCTTCGAGTCCTACACCGACGGTAGCGGCGCCCCTGCTTGCGTTCAGGTCGGCGCGTTCACCTTCGCGCTCGACACCCTCGGCGAGACGAAGAGCACCCTGGTGAGCGGCCCGAGCGGGTTCGTCTCCCGCCCGCATCGCGCGGCGTGCATCGCGGCTGCGAAGCGCGCTTACGAGCAGAAGGTCGCTGCCCTCGGCCCCGAGTGGAAGAAGCTCAACGCCGAGATGTACGCCTGAACAACCCCCCCCGGCGGCCAACCACCGCCGGGGCTTCACACCCTACCAAGGACAACAACGATGATCCGCATCCGCGGCAACGCCGCCACCCTCGCCGACATTCGCGGCCTCCTCGCCGTCACGACCGACCCCGAGCTCCGCGACCTCCTGACCGCTTGTCTGCGGATGCGAGGTGTCGCGTGAAGCTCCCGCCGCCCCGCCCCGGCATGGTCCGCGCCGCTATCCTCGAGGCGCTCGTCGTCTCCGGCTCCCTCGCGGCGGTCGGGGCGTTCATCGGGCTGCTTGCGGCGCTCGGTGCGCCATGACCCCCGTGCTGCGCCCACGAGGCCGAAGGGGAGGCTTTGACGACGCCGCCCTAGCTCGCCTCGCCCTCGTCATCAAAACCGCGTCCTTGGGCCAGTCTCGCGCGACTGCGAGCCTCATTCAACAGTCGCTCGGGTGGGGGCGCTCCACGACGCACAAGGCGCTCGCCGAAGCCGTTCGGCGTGGACTCATTGAGCGGGTGGGCGTGACGAAGGGGACGTGGTACAGGATTCCTGAGGTGAAGCCGTGAAGGCCCGACTCCTTACCGGCGACTGCCTCGAGCGCCTGCGCGAGCTCCCCGATGCCAGCGTCGCCGCCGTCGTGACCGACCCGCCGTACGGCCTCGGCTTCATGGGCAAGGCATGGGATCACGCCGTGCCGTCAGCGGAAGTTTGGCGCGAGGTGCTCCGCGTCCTTCGCCCCGGCGGACACATGGTCGCGTTCTTCGGTTCGCGTACGTATCATCGCGGCGCCGTCGCGATCGAGGACGCGGGCTTCGAGATCCGCGACCAGATTATGTGGATTTACGGATCGGGGTTCCCGAAGTCGCTCGACGTGTCGAAGGCCATCGACAAGGCGGCGGGGGCGGAGCGGACTCCAGAACGTTGCCGGTATTGCGGCGGAACAGGGCGCGCGTACGATCCGCACACGAACGAGGGGCCGTGTTGCCCTGAATGCAACGGGCGAGGCTTCATGTTCGTTGAAAGGCCAAAATTTACAAAAGGCCGCGGCCATGGGCGCGAAGACGATGGGAGCGTAAAATATAAGGGCGTCAACGGCGGCCATGATGGCAAACTTGATCACGCCATCACCGCCCCAGCCACCGACGCCGCCCGCCAGTGGTCCGGTTGGGGCACGGCCCTGAAGCCCGCGCACGAGCCGATCGTGCTCGCCCGGAAGCCGCTGCAAGGCACCGTCGCGGCGAACGTGCTCGCGCATGGGACGGGGGCGATTAACGTCGAGGGGTGCAGGGTGGGCGACACGGTTGAGACGTGGCCAACGACGCGGAGCTACGCACCGGGGCAAATGCAGCCTGGCGGCGTTGGGAAGACCATGCAGTGCGGCGCGCCGCCGCCAGGCCGCTGGCCCGCAAACGTCACGCACGACGGGAGCGACGAGCCGTGCGGCCTACTCGGTGACGCTGCCCGCTTCTTTTACTCCCCGAAGGCCGACGCCGAAGACCGGAACGAAGGGCTCCCGCGCGGGATGCGCAACACGCACCCGACGGTCAAGCCCGTCGACCTCATGCGCTGGCTCGTGAAGCTGATTACGCCGCCCGGCGGACTCGTGCTCGACCCGTTCATGGGCTCCGGCTCGACCGGAAAGGCCGCGCTCCTCGACGGATTCGACTTCATCGGAGTCGATCTCGACCCGAAGCACGTTGCGATTGCAGAGGCTCGGCTGCGGAATGCAGGCGGGCTCTTCGTTGAAATTGAGGTAGGGTAAGCTCATGGCAGGCCGCAAGAACCAGAGCCATCACGGAACGCCGGAAGAGCGAGACGCAAAGTTTCTTCAGGTCATCTCGATGATGGAAGGCGGAATGTCGGCGTTCAAGGCGTGCAAGACGCTTGGGATTCCGTTCGCGACGTTTAGCCTTTGGACATCGTCGGACCCGCAGAAAACTGAACTGTACGCACGCGCGAAAGACGAGTTCGTGGCCAACATGGCGCAAGAGCTCGCAGACATCGCCGACGAGCCGCCGCCGCTCGGCCCCGATGGCAAGGTCGATAGCGGGTGGATTCAGAAGCACCGGCTCCAGGTCGATACCCGCAAGTGGCTCTTGAGCAAGCTCGCCCCGAAGAAGTACGGCGACCGGCTCGAGGTCGCGGGCGACGCCTCGTCGCCACTGCAAGCAGCGGTTACGGTGTCGTTCGTCACGAAGAAGGCCGATGGCTAACGTCGAGCTCCCCGAGTGGGCCTCGGTGCTCTTCGACGAAGCGCTGCGCAACATCGCCGTCCGCGGCGGACGTGGCGGCGGAAAGTCTCGCTCCATCGCGAGCGCGCTCGTGCTTCGCGCTGCTCAGAAGCCGTTGCGCATCCTCTGCGCTCGCGAGATCCAGAAGTCGATCAAAGACTCGGTGAAGCGTCTGCTCGACGACGAGATCGAGCGCGCTGGCCTCCGTGCGTTCTTCACGTCGACCGACACCGAGATTCGCGGGTCGAACGGGAGCCTCTTCCTCTTCGTCGGCCTCCGCACGAACATCGACTCGGTGAAGTCGATGGAAGGCATCGACGTGTGCTGGATTGAAGAGGCGCAGAGCGTCTCGCAGGGCTCGCTCGACGTGCTCATTCCGACGATCCGCAAGCCGGGCTCGCAGCTCATCTTCTCGTGGAACCCGCGTCTCGAAACCGACCCGGTGGATGCGATGTTCTGCGGGGCGACGACGCCGCCGCGCTCTCGCTTGCTCACGGTGAACCACGGCGACAACCCCTGGTTCCCCGCCGTCCTCCGCGCCGAGCTCGAGTACGACCGCAAGCGCGACCCCGACAAGTACAGGCATGTGTGGGAAGGCGAGTACCTGCGCAACTCCGAACGGCGCGTCTTCAAAAACTGGCGCGTCGAGGAGTTCGAAGCGCCTGCGGATGCCGTGCTGCGCTTCGGCGCCGACTGGGGATTCGCCGTTGACCCGACGGTGCTCGTGCGTTGCCACATCGTCGGGCGCACGCTCTACGTCGACCACGAGGCGTACATGGTCGGGTGCGAGATCGCCGACACGCCCGACCTCTTCGCGACGGTGCCCGGCTCCGAGCGCTGGCCGATTGTCGCCGACTCGGCGAGGCCCGAGACGATCTCGCACATGCGCCGCAACGGCTACCCGAAGATCATGGGCGCGGTGAAGGGTCCGCGCAGTCTCGAAGAGGGCGTTGAGTGGCTTCGCTCGCACGACATCGTCGTGCACCCGCGCTGCGTTCACCTCATCGACGAGCTCACGCTCTACAGCTACAAGGCCGACCCGCTCACGGGCGCGGTGCTTCCGGTGCTTGAGGACCGCGATAACCACGTCATCGACGCGCTTCGCTACGCCTGCGAATCGGCGCGCCGCACGGCTGCGGCGAAGCCTGCCCCCGCGCTGAACGTCGCCCCCGTGGCGCACGCTTGGCGGAAGTGATACCGTCGCCGCCATGGCCGAGACGAAGACCGAGCGCCTCGCGCGCGTCCACCAAGAGGCGCTTGCGCAATTCGACGAGATCCAGAGCGCGCTGCAAGACGAGCGGCGGCAGTGTCTCGAGGACCGACGCTTCACGGCGATCGCTGGCGCGCAGTGGGAAGGCCCGCTGCAAAGGCAGTTCGAGAACAAGCCGCGCCTCGAGGTGAACAAGGTCGCGATCGCGGTGAAGCGCATCGTCTCCGAGTACCGCGCGAACCGAATCACGGTCGACTTCGTCGCGAAGGACGGGGCCGAAGACCGTCTCGCCGACGTGTGCGATGGGCTCTATCGTGCCGACGAGGACGACTCCGTCGCCGACGAGGCGTACGACAACGCCTTTGAAGAAGCCGTGATGGGCGGGATCGGAGCGTGGCGTCTTCGCTCGGTGCTCGAAGACGAGCTCGACCCGGAAAACGACCAGCAGCGCATTCGCATCGAGCCGATCTTCGACGCCGACACGTCGGTCTTCTTCGACCTTCAGGCGAAGCGTCAGGACAAGTCCGACGCGCGCTTCTGCTTCGTCATCTCGTCGATGACGGTGCAGGCGTATCGCGACGAGTATGGCGACGACCCGACGAGCTGGCCGAAGGAGGTGCAAGAGACCTACTTCGACTGGTGCTCGCCCGCCGTCGTCTACGTCGCCGAGTACTATCGCGTCGAGGAGCGCACCGAAGTTCAGCGCGTCTTCCGCCTGCTCGACGGCTCCGAGCAAGTCTACACGCGCGAAGACTTCGACGCCGACGAGACGCTCGAGCAGATGCTCGCGAGCACGGGCGCGACCGAGCTCCCTCAGCGTCGACGCAAGAAGCGCCGCGTGCACAAGTATGTCATGAGCGGCGGCTCGGTGCTCGAGGATCACGGCTACATCGCAGGGCCGAACATCCCGGTCATCATCGCCTTCGCCGAGCGCCGCTTCATCGACAACATTGAGCGCGCGAACGGTCACGTCCGCTTGGCGAAGGATGCGCAGCGCATCGCGAACATGCAGCGGTCGAAGCTCG